AGTTAGCTTTTATCAGGAAGTCTAGGTACTGTCGGGCTTTCAGCAAGTCCTCGACACCATTCTTATATGTCCATCGTGTGACGTACTTAACAACGTTACCCTCGCAGAAGTCTAACTCATTAGCCATGATGTATTCGATAGGTTGAATACCGTTTCTGGCGTAGTGGTCACCTCCTACTTGGTACGATGTTGCTGGCCCATCGTAATCCTCGTCTGGAAAGCCATCATCCTTGAGACATTCAGCACAATTACCGTGGTCATCCAGTAGGTAGTCACAGTATTGGCAGTAGCCCGACTTATCAACATCCCATTTAGCCATAGTTAGATGCCTTCCTTTACAAATGTTTCTACCCACATCTTTGTCATGTCCGATCTAACGATATCTGACACACCAAACTCAATGATAGGCACTGGTAGCATATGCTTCTTGACAAGGTGTACTACCTTAGACAGGCCGTCTGCTTCCTTAAGGTCTGACTGCATGATGTCACCGTTGATGACAAGCTTAGTGTTCTCACCAACACGAGTCAACAACATCTTAAGCTCATGGAAGGTGATGTTCTGCGTCTCATCACAGATGATGAAGGCGTTGTTGAAGCTACGTCCACGCATAAGGGCTAGAGGTGCAATTTCAATGTTGCCATTCTTAAGCCCTGTCTCCACCACAGCCTTGCCTAGGTACTCTTCTAGCACATCAATCACTGGCATAGCCCAAGGTTTAGTCTTCTCCTCTAAGTCACCCTTAAGAAACCCTAGTTCCTTACCTACCGCAACATGAGGCCGAGTGATGACGATCTTGTTGATGGTGTTCATGTGATATAGGCTAGCTGCGTAGGATGACACAACGTGTGTCTTACCTGTACCCGAAGGACCAAAGACAATTACTTGGTCAGCAGACTGCAAAGCCTTGATGTACTCTGCCTGCTTAGGGGTCTTAGCCACTAACTCAATAGCTACTTTGTTTGCAGTATGCTTGGTGACTACACGTTCTGTGGTTTTCTTTGGTGCTTGACGGACCATTAGGGCATCTCCACTAGTTCAGCTTCTGTATAAGGGATATGGTAGAACTTCTCACCCTTCTGAATGTATCTACCTTTGGCTTCTTTAAGCCTGTCAGTTGTAAGGGCAGTGTCCTTAATCCTCCAAGCCTTCTTCAGTTCTTTGTCAAAGATGTAGAAGTTAAGGACACCTTCCTCATTCTTGTACTTCTCCAACAACCTTGTCTTCCTCTCAGGGATACGGATCTCAGCCCAATCGGTAGGCCAATCACCTGACCAAGCTATCTTAACCTCTGCCTCATTGAAGAATGTTAGGCTGTGTTTCTTTGAAACAACATCAACATAGTAGTTCTCCTCTGTACGTACAATAGTGTGACCTTTGGATTCTAGGTGGAGTACCAGAGCATCCTTAGCCTTCTGATCGTAGGCTTCATACAAAGCTCGGTTAAAGCTTTTCCTAACTGGTTTTGTCAAAGCAAACCCTTCTTATCTTTGTGTTGAAATGGTCTTCCCTACAAGATTCGAACTTGTGACCCACTGCTTAGAAGGCAGTTGCTCTATCCAACTGAGCTAAGGAAAGACTGTATAGGTAGTCTAACAACATACCTAGGGTATAGTCAAGGCTATAGTGGCCCGTTGAAGATTAACTCCTCCAAGTCTAGGAAGCCACCAACACAACGATTACTAGGTGAGAAGATAAGGGGTACTGTTGTAAACCCAGCCTTAGCCATCAGGCTAATCAACCACTTGTTGTCCTCAATCTTAATGTACTTGTACTCTTCGCCCAGTGTTTCCAGTAGGTCAACAGTCTTGTCACACCACTTACACTCAGATCTTCCAATGATAGTGTACATAGTCCCTCCAATGTTGATGAGCAGTTTAGGCACTTGCTCAGGTGTTGGTCCCCTACTCATAATGGGCCGTAGCCTATTGTATAGGGGATTACGTCAAGTCTACGATCTCACAGCTACCACCAGTGCAGGCAAATGTGCTTGTGCCTTTGGAAGTATCTTCTGTCTCGTACTCAGACAACTTACTCCAATCAATACTTGTTGGCATGACACTAAGAAGCTCTTCGTATTCAGCCTTAGTACAGTCTTGGTATGGTGCCTGCTGGTAGGTGTGGTCCGAGTGGGGTAGGAATGACACACCAGACACTTCGTCGAAGTTACGATACACCCAAGCACCAACTTCCATCCACTCATGGTCACGCACTGTGATGGTGACGGAGGGCTTATGCTCACACCAGTGACGCTGATAGGTCATCCACAGGGACAACTGTTCGATAGCAGTCATGTCGTTGCGAGTGACAGCACGATCAGGTGACTTCTGTGGGAAGCTGAACACTGTAGTAGCATCTGGCTTCATTACATCTGGCTCAGAAGGAATACCTTGGTCCTTCATGAACTGTGTCAGGGGGTCTTTGTTATCACCACGGACAGTACGGATATAATAGGCTGAATGACGAGCATGAATACCGCTAGCGCTATCAACCAACTGCGAGACAGTGCCCGAAGGTTTGACGCAGGTAATAGCAGCAGAGGCAGGGATACCAAGACGTTCAGCCCACTCAGCGTTAGTAGCAACAGCGACATTCTTCAGGTACTCCAGAGTTTGAGCAAGACCTGCATTGGACATTGTCATCAGAGGATTGTCCATGATGCCCGTGAGGGACACACCCAGCAGACGTTCCTCTTCAGTGTTCTTCTGCCAGATCTTACGAAGATAAGGGAAGTTGGTATAGGTAGACTGAATAGTACCGATGATAGTAGCCAGACGTACCTTCTCTTCCAAGGTACTCAGGGTATCAGTAGCACGGACAACTACTTCCGAGAGGTTACAGAACTGGTTAGGGCGAAGGATGATCTCACTGCACGGGTTCGTTCCGAAGTCATAGCCAGCATCCCGACGACCATTCTTAGCTGCCTGCTTCTTTGATGCAGGGCGAGAGAATACACCCCGCTCACCTGACTTACTCTTAACAAGCGAGGTCCACTCACTCATAAAGGTTTCCATGTCAGGCTTCTCAGTGTAGGCAACAGAGTTGTTAGCCAAGGCACGTTGACCATTCTGCTCCCACCACTGACCAGACTTAGCATTACGCATACGATCATCTGACAGGTTGGACAGAGAGATCATAGCAGAGCGGCGTACACCACCAACTACAACTACCTGACCAATATAGCACATGATGTCATGGCACTCTAGGCTCGACAGCTTACGACCAGCAGCATCCTTGAACTTAGCTACCACATAGTTGAACAGTTCTACCAGAGGACCAGGACCAGAGGCACGACCACCAAAGGTCTTAAGCTTAGCACCAGCAGGGCGTACCTTGGATACATCCCACGTAGGGATTTCACCTGCGTACAGCATAGCGATCAGCTTACGCAGAGCCTTAGCCCAACCTTCCTTGCTGTCATGCACTACGATGATGTCGTTACTTACGAACAGCTTCTCAGGTACATCTGGAAGCTTGCTGATGTACTGACGTTCAACAGAGAAGCCAACACCAGTACCACACAGCAGGATGAACATAGCTTCATCGAAGGACTTAGGGTCATCAACAGACATGTACGCACAGTTGTAGCCAGCGGTGTTGTCACGAGCCAGTGCAGGACCAGCAGTCATAACAGCCCGCATGGATGGCATCACATCAAGGTTAAGGATAGCATCATGGATTTGATCCATAACAATACCATCGTCACCGATCTGTGGTGAAACGACATTAGTCATGTAGCGTTGGACAGTCTCGCCCCAGTTCTCTCGACGCTTCTCCTCTTCAATCCAACGAGCATACCGAGAGGTAGCAATGAAAGATTGGTAGTCAGTTGGAAGATAGTTGCTCATGTTATTCTTTCTCGGTTAACGGTTATCACCTGAGCCTTTGAGGACATTACGTTTAGCACGGTCCCTAAGCTTATCCATATTCATCTTGGCTACTTCAGCTAGGTTGTACCCAAGATCCTCAGCTAGGTTAGCAATGTACCACAGTACATCTCCAAGTTCCTTAGCTACTTCTTTGTCGTCAATAGTCCCATCACGTAGCCACTTCTTAATCTTCTCAGCTACCTCACCTGACTCACCACATAGGCCAAGAGCTGGGTAGACTACCTTGTCTTTGTAGAAAGCAGTAGACCTAGCTGTCTTCTGGTACTCATTGAAGGTCATGTCTTCATCATGCAATGCTTCGATGTCTTCTTGCGTAATCATTCTTCGATCCTCTTCCACTCAGCTATCTCAGCATCAAAGTTAAAGTAGTCAACAGTATCAATGAGTCCTTCGAGTACTAAGAACTTAACGACAAACTCCTCAGAGATATCGTTCTGTTCAAGAAGAAGCATAAGACCATAGTTCTCAACCAGTGCTTCAATCTTACTCTCAAGATCCAACATTTATCCGTACTCCTTTTCCAGTGCAGCTAAGCTAATCCACTGAAGGTCATAGGTGCCATTGTTAATGTAACGCTTAATGGCAACACCCTTAGTCCATTCAGCGTTAGCTTGTCCTGCCCAAGCCTCTTCCTTACCTTTGAAACATCCAGCTACTAGACCATGCAGAGGGGTAGGTCTAGCGTCAGCCTTAACGTAGTAGTGGAACTTATGACTATGCCCTACTGTTACACTACATGCAAGCTTCTCAATGAGGGAGTATCCGTGGTGCTTAGTAGACAGTGCGCTACCGAAGTTACCACTCCCTACGTAGTGACCATAGAGGACACCATCGTATTCAGCTAGAGCAGGAGCAGAGTTCTTGTACTCATGGTACTCATCGAACCAGTAGTCAGTCTGAAGGTGGTCGAAGGAGATACCATACTTGCTGCCCTCTAGACGAGGATCGACAGAGATAGCTTTCTTAAGGCGATGCTCGTGGTTACCCTCGAAGCCAATACGAAAGGGACGCTTCTTCTTCTTAAGCTTGAAGCGATCCCAGATGCGTGACTG